GCCTCGCGCTCTGATTTGGATTTACGCGCCATTCATTGCCCCAATTCGGTTTGCGCCATCATACGGCGGAACGGTGAAAAAGCAAGCCACGCTCAAAATCTGCGGCCCGCGCCGAGGTTCTGGCGGGCGGGCATGATGAAAGGTTCGGGTTCGATGACATTCTGCGCCCGTCGCGCGCCCTCAAGCGCGTACCGCATCGCGTCGATGACGTGGTTATGCTTATCGGCCAATATAGGCAAAATCTTTTCCGTGAGCGGGTCTTTCTTATAGCTATACAAGGTCAATTCATCAATCAAATGGATGCATCTTGGGTGAACGATGATGTCATAGGACTTCATCCACTCTATACCATCCTCTACGGATTTAGGCCCCTTTACTGCGGCCATAATCTTCGGAAAACCATTCTTTCGCATGTGGCTTATGGTTTCTGGGCGAGCAGTGTCTGCAACCATTGGCCAGCGTTCGCTATCCGGCACCGTCAGGAACAAACTGGGAGTATCAACAATCTCGCAGCCAACCTGATATGCCTCATAATCCACATATAGCTTGCGCCCGACAATGTGGCACCTCACCAAAACGGATGGATCAGAGGCAAATCCCCAGTCAGCCCCAAGCCTATGAATTGCGTCAAGCGGAGCCTCAAACTCCTCGACAATCCAGTTTTTGAAAACACGGCTTTCGCTGTTCTGGACATACTTGCCAAGCCAGATATGCGCATATTTATCTGGGTCGCGCTTTTTGTCGTATTCCATCTCATCGCGCAAGACTGATGGAAACCACGGGTTGTCTCGATAGTTTACCTCAACGAATACGGTTCCCGGTGGTGCAGATGGTCCTCGCAAAAGTTGTTCAACCGGGTCAGTCTCAAACCTTGGGTTCCAAGTGAAGATCAGTTCTGAATTTTCCTTGCGGATTGTTGGCCTCAAAAGATCAAGGCTGCGCTGGCTGCAAGATTGGGCTTCCTCAAACCATGCCAGATCGAACCCTTCAAGCGACTTAATGCTTTCGGCTGTGTGGTTGGCCAAGCCCTGAAAGATAATGATGCTGCCGTTCCGCCCACGAATGCGATCATGCAAGACCTCAAACAGATGCCCTACATGAAGATCTTCAATCTTGCCCTCCAGCAGCTTCTTGACCGATTGCTGCAACGATTTCTGGACCTCACGCAAGCAAACAACATCTGTTCGCTTGATGATGCACGACTCGATGATGTACTCAGCTATTGCATGAGACTTGCCAGACCCGCGCCCTCCCGCCGCGCCCTTGTACCGGGCAGGCTTCAGGAATGGCTCAAACCATTCAGGAGTTTTGATCTGTAGCTTTGACAATGACACGCTCGATTACTGTGATGGCAAGGGGGTTATCTGAGTCGCCTGACACCGCCAGTTTATCTCCGTATTTCTTCGGCTGCATCTTGCCGAGCATCCAGCGCCGCGTGTCGATCATCAGCTTGTTGCGGGCGATCACGTTGTGGTCAATCACATCAACGCCGTCCACAGTCACAACGTCCGCGCCTTGGCGGTCGGAAATCTCAAGACATTCCTCAAAAATGGCATCTGCTCTAGCCTCGCGCGCGTGCGCATAGTCGGCAGCTAGTCCTTCGTCCTGATCGCACCACAGCTCAAATGTCTTGCGCGGCGGTATCCAATCGTCACCAATGCAAGCCTTGCTCAGTGACATTCCACCACGAACCCGCGCAAGTATTTCCTCGCAGGCTTTGGCCTTTTGCTCATCTGTCCACTTGATTGGCATGGTCGTTACAATATCACATCACTCATTGGGTTGTCACGCCCTCCTGATTTTCTTTGGATGCCGCCCCAAATGCCACGCTCGGCACACTGGGCAGTGGTATAACCCGCGTCGTTTTTCGCGGCTGCGATAGCGGGCGAGGATCATTATGGCCTCGCACCATGTTAGTGGTGCCTTGCCGTCGCATTGGGCTGCGGCTTGGGTCATTTCCGCCGCCACTTTCGCAACCCAATGCGATCTGGTGTTCCATTGCGGAGATGCGTGTATATCGCAGATGGCGCAACGTCTTCTGCATCTGCCGCATCCTTGACGCTGCTATAGGTTCGGCCTTGCACCTCAACAACGCCATAATCTGCGGGCCGACCAATGATGCCCCTTGCAAAGGTAATTCCGTTCTTCAATGCAACGCGATGCACAGTTGATCTATCTTTTCCAAGGCGAGTTGCGGCCTCTGCCTGTGTCAAGCCGTCTGCTGCGGCCTTGCGATATTCCGCGACGATTGCCTTCACGCCTTGACCCTCCACATAGCCCGCGCGTTGCCCGATCCGCGCATATGCTCGACACGGCCCATATCGCGTAAGTCCCGCAGAGCTGCGGCGATGTTCTCGCGGCTGGATCCGATTGCGTCTGCCATGGCGTCGGTGATGGATTGCCATTCGTGGGTAACGTGCGCAAGGCATCGGGTTGTCAGCGGTGTGTCATGCTTTGGGCGTGCCTTGCCGCGTCCGCCGTTATTGCCTGGCGCCATGGTGACGGGCAGGCGTCCGGTGTGCCCGTCTGCGGCTTCGATGATGCGCATAGCCTCGGCGGGCGTGCGGCCCATGGCGATGTGCTGTTGCAGGCGGGCCATGTATGCGGGCGGCTTGGCGTCTGCGTGGGTCATCGCAACACGCGGGGATGATGGGGCGCTGCGGTAGTGGGAGATGGGGATGTTCATTTGGCTTTCATCCCCGGCAATGCCCCATCATGGATGCGGACCCATTCGACAAACAGGCGATTGGATGTGGTATCAGGGCAGGTCATTTCCTGAAACGTGCCGTCTTGCTGGCGGATTTTGTAGGTGAGAGTTTTCACGCTATCACCCCATCTGTTTTGATGGGAGCGGGAAGATCGGCTATAAGCTGGATCAGGTCGAGAAGCGCGCGGGGCTTCTTGATGCGGTAGCGGATGACATTCCACTCATCGTCTCTACCGTTCCATCCGCACTCGCCTTTTACGCAGGGGATCATCAGCGTATCTGTGCTGCCATTGTGCCATTCATGCTCTACCTCAGCATACTTCCCCACACACGGGCATCCCTTGCCGTCATGGTACTGCCACGGGCCCCACTCATCCTGCGGCGCGGTCATGCTGACACCGCAATCATATCGGCAAGGCATTTGCACGGGTCGACTGCAATCCAGAACTTATTTCTAGCTGCGGCTGCGTATGCGTATGCGGCTGCGTATGCGTATGCGGCTGCGTCTGCGTATGCGGCTGCGTCTGCGTCTGCGTATGCGGCTGCGTATGCGTCTGCGGCTGCGTCTGCGGCTGCGTCTGCGGCTGCGTATGCGTATGCGTATGCGTATGCGTATGCGTCTGCGGCTGCGGCTTTCTTGGCCCCCAGCGCCGCCTCTTGTGTTTTCTCTGTCGTCATACGCAGCCATGCATCGCCATATCCGCGTTTATCGGCCAATGGCTGCAACTGTGTCAGAACAACCGTCCACATCCATTCTATGGCCACGGCTTTACGCTGCGGCTCAAGATCACGTCCGGTGCCAGCAGCGAGAGGCAAAAGCCGCTTCCACTCCAAACTGTTACGCATATCATCCGGCATGGCGTCTTGGATGCGGATGATCCAGCGCCCAATCACTAGCGACATGCAATCCGGAATTTTATCCGTCAGCTTTCCCGTGAGTGCCAGATTGATCGCCGCAATGGAACAGGCGCTTTCCTCTGTGCCAAGTCCAGAGGGCAAGGTATGGCTTGCGAGATATGCAGTGATTTTTTCGGCTTGTTCTTGAGTGATCGTGCTCATTCTCAACTCCAACTCCCCCTGTTGTGTGCGCGCGCCTCTAGCCCGGAGGAGGTTAAGCGACTGTTGGGGATCAAACCGACAGCGAGGCGCGCAGGTTCATCATGGCACGGGTTGGGGGTGGGGGTCAAGTATTTTGAAGTTAGAAGTTAGAAGTATGTTAGAAAACACGTTCTAACTTTGAAGACTCTGAAATTGCTTGTAAAAACTACTAAGTTAGAAGTTAGATATACATTGATATATATATTATATGGCTTCTCAATACCCCATCTAGTCGGATTTCTAGGCTCTACTTTAGGGCCTATTTTGAGAGAATATCTATTATGTACAGGGCTAACTTTCTAACTTTCATAACATCGCGGATATTCCTTTTAAATCAAATAGTTACAAGTTAGAATGAAAATCTAACTTCCTTCTAACTTTCCTCTGGAAGCATCCAAACGCGCGGGGTTGTGCCCTTGTATGCCTTTTTTGCGGCAATGCTGCTGATCAGGCCAGCCGCTTCCATCTTGGTCAGGATCGGGATCAAGACCTCCTGCTTTATCTTCATCCGGTTCGCCAAGACCGATGTGGACGCGCCTTTATCGGGGTCGATGTAGTTCACCACGCGGGCAGCGATGCTTTCCTCTGGGCGCTCTTTAGAGTTGTCATTGGCAAACACCAGCTTGA